GCTAACGATATTGAAGACCTTGCAATTAATGGTCTAGGAACAGGCGCAGATGCCTTCCTTTCCATCATGCCTGGCTTTGTTAAGCAAACTCGTGGAACAGCAGGAAATGCTGCTCACGAATATGCTGCAACAGTTGCTGATAACAACTACACAACATCAGTTATGCAGGGCTTGCTTCTAGCAATGCCACGCAAGTATCGTGCACTTAAGTCAAACCTTAAGTTCTATGCGGGTACTGATGCTTTTGCTGGTATCGTTCGCAATAACGGTACTCTTGCAGATGCTATTTCATCAGCGTTCTCAGATCGCATTGGTAGCACTCAAGCAAATCGTCAAGACTTCCTTGATGGTGGAGCACAAACAACTGGTAACACACGCACTACTCGTGTACTTGGTGTAGATGTTCTAGAAGTTCCTTACTATCCTGAAGGATATGTTGATTTAACATTCCCTCAGAACCGTGTATGGGGATTCCAGAGAGACATCACTGTAAACCGTGAATACAAGCCAAAGAAGGATACAATTGAGTACACAGTATTCGTCCGCTTTGGTCTACAATGGGAAGAGCTTGATGCGGTTGCTTATGCAGACGCAGCAGTTGATCCTACTGTATAATAGTTTATAATAACTAAACGATAGGGAGGACAGGTCAAACTGTCCTCCTTTATCAATTAAGGAAGATTATGTCTTATCCAGGAAATCCCACAGTACCTCATCAACATGATGGTGACGGTGCTATTGCAGTTGGCGGGGTAGGCGGTGCAATAATAATGGGACCAAGTGGAATGATTACACAAAACAATGTTTTAGGAAATATACCAACACCTATATTTGGTGAAAATATAACAATTTCTGGAACACCAAGCGGTGTTAGAAAACCACAAACATTAAGACCAAGTAGGAGATAGTTTATCTCTGATATAATAGCAGTGGAGGATATAATGACAACAACAGCAGAAGCAGTAGCACAATTTGCTAAAAAGACAGTTCCACAATTGAAGGCATATGCAAAAAAACACAACATTGATCTCTATGGAACAAATACAAAAGAAGAAATGTTAGAAGCAATTTTGCCATTTGTACCAAGAAAAGATGAAGTAAAAGAAAAAGCAGTTGAGAATCCAAGCGAAAAGATTGCACTCTATTCTGAGCGTAACGTGCATTGGAACGGTGTGGGTGCCCTTGAAAAAGGTTATAACATTGTCACAAAGGAGGCATCCGTTAAGTGGTTATCTCATAAAGCAGTGCGTGAAGCATCGCCAAAAGAGATTGCAAAACACTACGGTAAGATTTAATGCAGATTCTACGTTTACCACCATACCCATTAACTATATCTTACGATGTACCGTTGCCAAATACTGACTATATTCTTGTTATAAATGAAAGCTCAAGAAATGTCAATGACGTTACAGAAAACATTGTTTCCACTTCTGGATCAAAGTTAGAGTATACTCTTCCAGATCAATTTAGCTCATATGATGAGTCATACTATCTAGCTATTTATGAAGATGTTGATGGATTGCCTGGAGATATAGTAGTTGAAGATAACCTAGAAGTTATGCGTCCATATGTAAATCCTACAACATTGGCAAAAAGTAATGGAGCAATAACAGCAACTGAGATAGCACAATACACGCAATGGGAAGGCCTAGCAAGGGCAATAATTGATTCAATTGTTCCAGGAGGATTTTACTATGAGCGTTCATGGTATGAAGTAAACGGTAACGGAACAGACTATCTGGCTATATGGGATAGAGTATATAAGATTTTAAAGGCATATGAAAACAATGAACTTGTTTGGGATTCAAATGAAGATCCACAGGCATTGGGACAATGGAATTACTTATTAACAAAAGATAAGACTGCAATTATTAAAGAATGGAATCAGCAGATGACTGATTCATATATTAGATCAGTGGGAACTCCAAAGGGCGTACCTCTTGGAGAGTCAGATTCAATCTACCTATATGATACAGAAGATAGCGCAGTTACTCTGGCCGTAGCTCCAGGTGTAACATTCCCAGTAACATTTAACTATCTATTCTCGCTTGAAACAGGTTACAAGGTAGTACCTTATGACATTATAGATGCAATAACAATGCTCATTGATGACATTAAATGTGGAAGAATGGAATATCATAAGAGATATATTCTTGACTACTCTACAGATCAGTATAAGATTAAAATTGATAAATCTGCCTTAGATGGCACAGGCAATATCCTAGTAGACAGAATTTTACAAAAGTATATAACAAACTTTGGTCCACTTGGAGTTTTGTAATGGTAGATTGCGAAACAACAGATTTTATCTATCCAATGAAAGCAGATGTTTACTATCCAATAATTACTCAAAATAATTATGGACAAGCAAACAAAGAATGGATTTTTGATAGAACTATTGTTTGCAATGCAACAACACTAGGCGGTCCTGGAGATGTTGAGCTAAAGCCAGATGTATTTTTACAATACGATGGAAAGCTTATGTCTAGATCCAGATCAGATATCAGGGTATCTTCAAATAATACAGACAATGCAATAACCAATATTCTTATAACAAACATTAGAAGTGCATCAGATACAATAATTTATAAAGAAACAGCAGGACCACGAACTGGTCGTGGAACAATATATGAGGTTGCAACACTAGAGCCATTTGTTGGCCCATTTGGAGAAATTGAATATTATAAAATGCTCTGGCGTAGAACAGAGAATCAGACAGTTGGTGACTAGTGAGAGTCTCCATCACAACAAAAAGTTTTGAAAAAGACCTTCTAAATATTGCTAACTATTCTCTTGGATTTTTAGAAGGGGCACAACGAGGAAAAAAAGTTTTTCTAGATAATCTTGGTAGAGGTGTTATTTTTGCTCTAGGAGAGTACATAGATGTTGAAGCAAGATCAAATCCAAGTGCATTACACCATGTCTATGAATGGTATCAAACAGGAAGTCCTCAAGCAAGGTTGTTTGACATTAACTATACTGTTAGCAATTTAGGACTATCTATAAACTCAACATTTAAGCAATCAAGAAGTATGCAAGTAGATAGCAGTACTCCATTTTATAATAAAGCAAAAATTATGGAAGATGGTGTTCCCGTGGTAATTAAGCCAAAGAAAAATTCTGTTTTGCGATTTTATGAAGGCGGAGAGACTGTTTTTACATCAAAGCCAATCACTGTAAGAAATCCTGGAGGAGAAGAAGTTCAGGGCTCTTTTGAAAGAGTCTTTGATGAATTTATGAGAAGATACTTTACGCAAGCTTTTCTTAGAGCCAGCGGAATATCAGACTATATAAGCAATCCTATTATTTATAAGAAGAACATACAGGCTGGAGCAAAGCAGGGTAGATCAAAGGGTGTTTCAACTGGATATAAATGGATTACAAATGCAAAGATTGAGGTAGAATAAGACTATGGAAAATATTCTTTCAACTGGATTCCCACCAACATTTATTAATCAATATGTAGTTGGACAGTTAGAGCTTTTTGGAATTTTGAGCGGTAACGAGCAAATGATCCCAATACTGCCTACAAGCCCAACAAATATAGAAGATGTTTTTAAGAACTATGTAGCAGCACCTGGAGTATCAGATCCTTTAATAATTCAATATGAAAGATTAATTAGATTTAGACCAAACCCTTTTTATAGAAATAAAAGAGAGCAAGTAGTCTATTATTTGTATTGTACGAATTTAAGCAAAATCACAGACGCACATAGAGTTATCACAGACTCCTTGGATCGTGAAGATTCTGCTGGCCAGGACGTAAATGCCTTCTGCGCTAAGTCAGAGATACCTGGGGTACCATTTAATGTTTATTTTCATAATATTCGTGTATACCAAGCAGATGAAACAAGAGATGTTATGCAGATGGCTTCAGCCAGAACCCTATACGTAAATAAGCTCATAATTGAGTATGACTACCACACAAAGGACAATATTACTGTCAATGGGGTAGCCTACCAAAATCCATATACTTAAAAACGCTGTTATAATTGTTTTGAGGAAACACCCCAAAACTTAATATCAATTCTATTGAAAGTAGAGGTAAGAAATATGCCGTATACTCGTGGTACGTCAAATAATATAATTGTAGGCGCAGCAGCATTCTTTGTTGCTACAGAGCCTATGCTTCCAACAGACCTTCCTGCTTTTCAGAGCAATAAGTCTTACAGAGACACACTAAGCGATTTCGCAGTGTCTTCTGGCCTAGATTTTACAAATGTAGGTTACACCATGAATGGTCTTGAACTACAGTTCCAGCCAGATTTTGGTGAAGTTGCTGTTGATCAGGTTCTTGATGTTGCAAAGCTTTACAAGCAGGGAATGCAGGTTAACCTTGCAACTGCTTTTGCTGAGGCAACTCTTGAAAACTTGTTGCTTGCTATTGCAGGCCAAGAAGCCGATCTAGGAGCATCATCTGGAAAGTCAACTTCAGCTGGACAAACACTTAATCTCTCAGCAGGAGATATTGGTGAGTGCCCACTTGAGCGTGGTATTGTTGCAGTTGGACCTGGAACAGGTGACTGCGATATTTCAGCAAATGTAGAGCGTGTTTATGCAGCATATCGTGCACTCTCAATTGAGAATGTAACAGTATCTGCAAAGCGTGATGAGCCTTCAATGTTTGAAGTTTCATTCCGTCTTCTTCCAGAGGACACATCTGCTTCATATGGTAAGATCATCGATCGTACCTACACACCAGCATAATAATCTAGTTTTAGATTAATGACAAGCCCATCCCTTCGGGGGTGGGTGTTGTTGTTGTGATAGAATAGATATAATGGCTACAGAAGTATATAATAAAGCAAATATTTATTTAATTGATGGAACAGAATTAGAAATAATACCATTAAAGATTAAATATTTAAGGGAATTTATGATTGAGTTTGATGGCATTAAGGATGCCACAGATGATAATTCAGCCATTGAAATTTTATCAAAATGTGCTGGTATTTGTATGAAACAGTACTATCCTGATATATTTAAATCAGTAGAAGATCATGTAGATCTACCAACAATATATAAAATAATTGATATCGCTGCTGGAATTAAAATAAATAAAAAGTCAGAAGAGCCAGTTGTAGAACAGGCTAAATCTAGTGGAATGACATGGGAAGATTTAGATCTTGCAAAATTAGAGGCAGAGGTATTTATTCTGGGCATCTGGAAAGACTATAAAGAACTAGAAGAGTCTCTATCTATGCCAGAATTAATGGTTACTCTATCTAGCAAAAGAGAATTAGATTATGAAGAAAAGAAATTTTTAGCAGCAATTCAGGGGGTAGACCTAGATGGAGCAACTAACTCAGATAAAGGTCAAAAAGAATGGGAAGATATGAAAGCTAGAGTATTTAGCCGTGGAGCTACATCTGACAGCAAAGACATTCTTGCACTTCAAGGACAAAACGCTAAACAAGCAGGGTTTGGAATTGGCATGGGTCTAGATTATGAAGACCTTAGAAACTAACGTTTCATGCTATAATTAAGACTAACCTAATTAGGAGGTAAGATGGCAACAACAACGTATGAGACTCAAAAACTCACACTTATGGATGGTACAGAAATCTCTGTTCGTCCTTTAAAAATCTCTCTGCTTCGTCCATTTATGGCAAAGTTTGAGGGTGTTGCGGCGGTGGCGGATAACAATGAAAAGTCAATGACTCTTCTTGTTGAATGTGTTCAAATTGCTATGAAGCAGTATAAGCCAGAACTAGCCGACGACATTGAGAAGCTAGAAGAAGTTCTAGATTTACCAACTGTCTACAAGATCGTAGAAGCAGCATCAGGTACAACACTGACTGCAGATTCTAACGATTAATAATAAAAACTAAAAAGCGAGGTGTAAAATAGATGGCTGACGTTAATGCTAATATTGGCGTTAATATTGATACGTCTGAAGCGTTAGCCCAACTAAAGGCTTTACAGCGTCAGATATCTCAATTTCATACATCTATTGCTAAAAGCAGCGAATCCGCTGCACTGGCGCAGAGAGATCTGCAGAAGAATTTTCTTAATAGCGTAAATGCTATTGGAGCATTCTCTGCAGAACTCCGCACAGTAAGAACAACAGCAGAATCATTTACTAATTCACTTGAAAAAAACAAGTTCTCAATGCGAGAATATTTTAGGTTTGCTGGCGGATCAACAAGAACATTTGGAAAATTATTTAAATCAGAATTTGACACAATCGGCAAGGTAGCAGAAGATCGTGTTAAAAGATTACAAACACAGTATATTAAGTTAGGCCGTGATACTAGCGGGGCAATGAAAGCAATTGCCATTATGCCTAATCAACTTGACATGAGTAATTTTTCTACTCAGTCACAGATAGCAGCACAGAAACAAGCAATATTTAATCAATTAGTTAAGCAAGGTTCTACCAATCTATTAAACTTTGGTAAGAATACACAGTGGGCTGGCCGTCAGTTGATGGTTGGATTTACACTACCATTGGCTGCTTTAGGAACAGTTGCAACACGCACTTTCATGG